CTTGAGTTTCTACTGCACTTATAAAATCTGAATCTGTACATGATGGTTTAATACCAATCATATCTGAAAACTCAAAACCAATTTGTCCTGTATTAACATTTGCTTTTAATACACCAATAACTCCTTTAGATGAACCTTGTGCTCCTGCAGTTGTTGGATAAAACAATCTGTATTGAGATTTATCTCTAATAACTAATGATGATACTCTATCTAAAGTTATCTCATCAATTCTAGCTTGTATTTGTCTAGAAATAGAACCTAGTTCAACGTCACCAATTCTAGCTGTACCAGCAATAGTTCTTAATCCATCTGGTGCTAAAAATATAACATCACCACCAATCTCTTGAATACTACCGCCATCTCTACAGCCAATATTTCTAGTTACTTCTTGTACTGCAAAATCAGCAGAGGATGAACCAATTAGTTTATAAATTCTATCTTCACAAAATATAAATAATTCATTCCTAAATACTCTTAAGCCTACAACATTAGAGTCAACTTTAAATGAACCTGCACCATCAGCAGTATTAAAATCATCTTCTGCAAAAGGTGCACTAAATAAAACTTCTTGTGGATTAGTAGCACCAGCATAAAACATATGGTTTTGAAATGCTTTTACAAACTTAGGATTTGTAGGTGCAGTTCCACCATCTGTTGCGTTTATAGGATCTACAGTCCAACTAGTATCTATTGTTTGTGCAGCTGAATGTCCTGTAGCAATTATAACTTTGTCTGTTCCATTAAAGTTATATTTTTCAAAATCATAAGCTATCGTAGATGTACCTAAACCTGTAGCAATTGTAGTCCAACTTCCAGATGTTGTACCATAGTGAATATCACCACCCATTGCTACAATAACTTGATCGTTAAATATAATTGAACAATCTACAATAGTATTTGAATTACTTGAGCCTGTAGGTATAATCGTTGAATTAAATAATGCTGTACCACTTACTCTTCTATAGCCACCTTTAATATCTGGTTCAAAATTACGTAATATAAGTGCTTCACCTGGGGCCATTGAAAAAACATCTTTGTTTAATACTAGACCTCCTGCACAACTAACTACGTATGGGGATATTAAATCAGTAGCTGGCATTAACTACCCCTGCATTTTACGTGCTTTCTCTGCTTCGTATAATTGTCTTAATTTTTCTAATTCAAAAATTGACTTGTCTGGAAATACTTCCATGACATTATCTTTTTCAACAGCTTGTTTGTATTTGTTATAATCACTTAAACTAAACACACCACCTGCCATTTCCATATTATTATTTTTTTGCATTGCATCTTTTTTGGATTTATAATCCATATTATCTTCTGCATATTTTGAATCATCTCTTATAGCCATAATATCTCCTATACTATTTGTACTCTAGTTCCTTGGTTAATTCTTGAGTCTCTCATGTACTCTTGTCTTGAAGAGTAATCTACTCTTAATAATCTTAATTTTCTTTGATAATCTCTTTCTGCCATAGATGCATGTTGAGCATCGGATCTTAACATATAAGTATAATATTTAGATCTATCTATTACTAGTGGTGCAAATCTATCTGGTAATGACATAGTATCTGTATCTGTAGATAAATCTGTATGAGTTATAAAATAATCATACTCAATAGTATAGTCATCTTTATCTGGTATTGGACTTAATCCAAAGTATCCATAGTCTGGTTTTCTATATACAAATTCTGGAGTAGCATATACACCATCATCATTTTTAGAATCTCTTTCTTTAAAAGACTGTAACCAATTATCATATGAAATATATTTTAACTTTCTAGGAGTTATATCTTGTCTTGATACTCTTACATAATCTACAGTAAAATCTCCAGATGTAGATAAATGTACATAGCTAGTTATACCTGTAGCAGTAAATGTAGATTCAAATATTTTACCTTTGCCATAATCATCTACAGTTAAAGTAGCATTTAAATTATCTGTTCCACCTGCAGAAGTTCCAACTTTAATTGCTAAAGTATCTCCATCAGCATTAGTATCAAATGCTCTTATTTGAATTTTATATTGTTTATTTACTATTGTAGATATAGCTTGATAAGAAGATGCATTACTTAAACTTAATCTACCATTTCCTAAACTTGAATGTGCAGGAGAACCTGTATCTGTTGTCCAGTTATCTATTGTTGTAGCAAATTCACCATTAGTAATTAATTCACTAGGTTTTAAGAAAAAAGAATCCCAATCTACTTTTCTCATATCTGACTCTAATGAATACTCTTGAGTTCCTGTGTTTGTAGTTTTAGTAGTAGTACTATGCAGTAATGGTATTTCACCAGATTCATTATAAATATCATGAATTGATTTATTTACAAAATCTTTTACTGCAGTTTGTATACCTCTACTAGAACTAAAATTAGCTGAAGTTAATTCAGTTTCATTTAATTCTCTAAGAGTTCTATTTGTTAAAGTTAAATATGTTGTAGCCAATGTATTCCCCTGTTAAATATCAAGGGGGGATTGCTCCCCCCATGAATATATTTATTAACTAAAAGTTACTGTTTGTGAGTCTGTGTCAGCGTCTGATCCACCTTTATCAAGTGAAATCATAGTTGCCCATACTCTAACTTTTGCATTAATTGCACCAGTACCAACTGTGATTCTGATAGCATCAGCAGAACTGTTTGCAAAAGGTGCAGCTAAAATAGCCATTTGGCCAGCAGCAGCTACAGTTGCAGCAGCTACATATTGGTCAGCGTCTGCACTATCACCTAATGCGATTGTTCCACTGTTTCCAGCAGAGTCAGCAGTTAATACATCAACGCCTGCAGCAAGTACCATTGTGTTTGCTGGAATAGCAATAACATCAAAAGTATCAGTAGCAGCGTTAGTTGTAGAAGAGAAATCTACAACTTCTGATGCGATTCTTACAGTATCACTAGATGCTTTGATCTGAGTGTTTGTATTTGAACTATCATAAGCAGTCATAATTTATTTTCTCCTACTATTAACCGATTGTTATAACACCAGAGTATACAGCGTCAGCTCTTAAGATTTTTCTTCCGAAAACGTGTAATCCTCTTACGATGTCAGCGAATGAATCAGGGTCTCTGATTAATTCTGTTTTTGCAATGTGGTTAGCTGTAGCTACAGCAGACATATGTCCATATAAGAATGCATATTCGTTTGCACCTGATGAACCAAATGTTTTGTTTGCAGCATTTCCACTAGACACAGCAATTGCGTTAGTCATGTACATGTTAAAACCAAATAACGGTTTGTCAGTAACCATACCGTTTCTGATTTGTGATGCACCACCATCAGCAAGAACTGATTGGTCTGATAATTTAGCACCAGCTTTTCTTAATTGTTGAAAGAAAGCAGGCGGTGCTACTAACCATCTATTTTCTTCTGGTACGTCATTCCCATCAAGAACTGTTTTAGCAGCTGAAACTACATCTGCTAAAGTATCTACAGCAGCATCACCATCAATTGGTGAACCATCAGTACCTGTGTTACCAGCTGATGTTGCAGCGTTGTCGTAGATGTGCTTCAACACGTTGAAGTCATAGTTTCTTTTTAATGAGTATGCACCTGAAGAGGTTGCAAGAGCTTCAAAGTTTACATGAGATTGTCTTTCTTCAATGTCATCTACTTTGAAAGCAAAGTATGAACCTTGATCAACTGTCATAGTGATTTGGTCATCAGCTAAGTCTTGTGTAGAAACAGCTGTACCTCTTGCATAATCTGCAACAGTGATTGTAGGTTCTTTTATTATTTTAACAGTATCGCCAAAATTTTCAATTTCTCCAGCATAATCAGTGTTAGTAATGTCTTCTACCACTGATGCTCTTCTGAAGAATTTTTGAACCTTCTGACTAAAAATTTGTGGAGTGAAATTACCTGAAGGTAAGTTTCCGTATCCACCAGCACTTCCAAAAGCCATGGTTGTACCCTCCTTAGTTTAGTTTAGTTGATTGTTTAACTTTGTTCAATCCTACCTTCTAAACGAGCAAGATCAATATCCTTTTCATGTTTCTCAAATTCATGAGGTTTCATTCTAGATATTTCACTTACAGTCCAAACTTTCTTTTTAGGAATTTCAGATTCAGTACTTTTTCTAGTTTTAGAAATTGCTTTAGCAGCTTCTTTTTTAACATCCTTTTCTTCTTTCTTAGATAACGTACTAATGCCACGATCCATTTTATATAAATCAATAGCTCTAGCAGCTAACTTAGAATTGGAAGTATTTTCATACAACCAACTTTGAATAGTAGGATCTTGTAGTTGAGCCCATTCATGAAAATCATCTTTTTGACGAAGATCATTAAAGTCTGGGTGAACCTTAAGAAGTTCTACTTCAGCTTTTTCTCTAGCAATTTGTTCCTGTTGCTTTTGCAAGTTTTGATATTTTTCTTCAACATCTTTTGCTCTAGCATCAGCCTTTGTCATGGCAATTGTTTCTACCATGTCATAGACATCGGGATACTCCCTTTTCCAAGATTCTAATTCCTCTTTAGATTTAGGAGGTGTAAATTGCTGAGTACTTGATTCTAATTGTGTCCGTAAAGAAGAAAGCTCTTCCTTATGTTTTTGAATAGTAGAATCATAGTGTCTTTTCAAATCGTCATAACGTTTCTTAAAGACACGGTCTTCAGCGTTAGCAGGGCGTTCAGCGATAGGAGTAGCCTGATTATCTGTTTGATCTGCAGTCTCTTCAGATGCATCGGTGTCCTTCTGTTCGGTTGCTGCGGTTGCTTGTTTGTCTCTTTGTTCCTGATGATATTTAGATAATTTACCTGTTAGAAACGCTTTTGTTTCTTCATCATCCTCACCTCTATCTTTATGATATGGGTTTGCATTTGGTACACTAACTTTTTTCTCTTCAGTTTCAGAGACTCTGTTTTCTTCTTCCATTATTTTTACCTATTGGTTGAGTGCCTTATGGATAAGGGTAGCTCGATTCCATAATTTTTGTGGGCTGAATTAAACTTGCTCAGTATCTATTGATGAATAATCAATATCCTCTGGCTGTTCCGTTTCAGGTGGCACAGTTTGTTGATCCATCTCTTGACTAGATGCAAGATCAGCTATAAAACTTTCTACAGCTTGAGCTTCATCTGCTCCACCATATCTTTTAGTTGCAAATGTTTTTACAACTGAGACAGGTAGAACTACGTTCTCTTCTGCACTAGTAAATTGATCCACAAGTGGACTAAGTTCTGGTGCTAGTTTTTTAAGAACGCCTGCAACAGATGGAGCTAATACTGTATCAAGTACAACCTTATCTTCATCTGTTAGAGATTGAATTTTGTTTTGTAAATCTTCAGAAATAGGTGCAGCTACTTCTTCTTGTGGTTGAGGCTGTGGT